AGAGGAACGGATAATAAATGAAAACTGATGACTTAGCAGCGGAGTTGAGAGAGCATGAGGCAGTCTGTGCTGAGCGGTGGAAAACCGTCTTCAATCAGCTGAAAGACATAGAAAGAAGGTCCGCCAATAGATTCGATAGTGTTGAGACATCAATAACACGTATAGAAACAATACTAATCGGCGTAACAGGTGCTGGACTAACAGCAGCCATAGGAGTCATCTGGGCACTACTGTCCATGGGATAGATTCCTTTAACGGAGAAACAAATGAAAGATGATTATGACAAGAAGGATATTCGCAAGTCACCAGAAACAAAAGTAGTTAAGACTAAGGTCAAAGCTGACTTTCCTAGTGGTTGGGGATACCATCTTAAAAGAGGCTCACATTGCCTCATAACGCCTGAGGGCAAACAAATAAAATTCGCTTCTAAAGAAGAAGCAATGGGATATGCAAATGGATAAAGAAATTGAAACACCAACAGTAGGTTGTGCTTGTGTTAAGTGCGAATGTGACCCATGTGAGTGCGTTACAGAAAAACGTAACATTAGAAAAAACTTACTAGCGGCAAGAAAGACACAGCTTCAACGCAGAAAAAGAGGATACGGTAAACTACCTGCTTCTTTAAGACGTTAAGCTAGGCCCTTCGGGGAACATGGAGATAGTATGCCAGCAGGTAAAGGAACTTACGGTAAACGTAGGGGTAGACCAACAAAGAAAAAGAAGCCAGTAAAGAAGAAAGGCTTATATGCAAATATAGCTGCACGGAAGAAAGCGGGTACCAGTAGAACTAAGAAGAAATCTACTGTGACTAAGAAAGCCTTTGCTTTTATGAAAGCGGGTTTTAAGAAGAAGAAAAAACGTGGCAGTAAGAAGAAGAACTAAAACAAAAGTAAAGGGTAGTAGAAAAGACCCCCGAATTAAGAGAGCGAGAGTTGCAGGGTTTAATAAGCCTAAGAGGACTCCCGGTCATAAGACTAAATCACACATCGTTGTGGCTAAAGTCGGAACAAAAATTAAAACTATACGCTTTGGACAGAAGGGTGCTAGTACTGCAGGGAAACCTAAAGCAGGCGAGTCAGCCCGAATGAAAGCAAAGAGAAGAAGTTTTAAAGCACGTCACGCCAAGAATATTGCGCGTGGTAAAATGTCAGCCGCTTATTGGGCAGACAAAGTAAAATGGTAGAATACCAAGAAATAGGAGAAAACACAAAATGTTAGCATTTTCACCAGGGCAAGCGGTATCTCCGCTACCCACAACACTTGAAACCGCAGTTACTTTAGGAAACAGACTTAATTATATCAGACTCACAAACGAATCTGCTACAGTTCAGACTGTGTACTACTGTACATCTGCGGACACACCGCTTGTTATTGGATCCGTCCGATTACAACCAGCGGAAAGTATGATTTTATGGAAACGAAGACAGTACCATAAAGTATACGCGAGTAGCGCCGAGGTCTTTGGGACTGGCGGAATGGCAAGACCAGTAGGTCTTGGCAAGTAACTATCGCAAAAGAGAGGGGCAACCTTCTGGGAGATAAAGAATGTTTGAATTGATTAAATTCGTATGGGGGCTAATTCAAGTCTTGCCAATACTTATCACACTATGTTCAGCCGTCGTAATGATGACTGATACACCAGCTGATGATAAACTATGGGCTAAGGTATATAAATGGATTGACCGCTTCGCATTAAACATTGGTAAAGCTAAAGATAGAAATCCTCTTCTTGACTAACGTAAGGAGTCTGTTATGCAGACAGCTGAACAAAAGAAACTAGAAGAAAAATTATCTTTACCAACTATGATATTCGCTATTGAGAGGGCTACTGCGATACTCATTTTTAAGCAACGTGAAAAGTTGCATCGCCTTCTTACAGTAAAAGAGTTGTCAGCACTACCTCGTGGCGAATGCCGAGAGGTTCTGCTCCAACAAGTTATAGGGAGAAAACTATGAAAAAACTATTAGCAACATTACTACTATTACCATCATTTGCTTTTGCAGACTGGTCTGGTAATATGGGTATGTATAGTGATTACTTATTTAGAGGCGAAAGCCAAACAATGGGTCAAAGATCACTACAAGGTTGGGTAATGGCAGAGAAGAACGGAGCGTACGGCGGAATGTGGGTTGGACAAGTAGATGGCATCATGGATGCTAACTATGAGTATGACTTATTCGGCGGTTACAAACTTGATCTTACCGATAAGTTATATTTAGATATGGGTCTAATCCAGTATAGATATGACGACAAAATGGTTGATAAAATTGAAGAGTGGTATGTAAAGGGTGGAAACTCTTGGTTACAACTTGCACATTGGACCAACATGGATGACAAAGAAAACAACTATACAGAAGTAACAGTCATGTTACCACTAGTTAGTTGGGCAGACGTAGATTTACGTCATGGTATTAGAGCAGATGACTCAACATACCAACAGCTTACTATCAAAAAAGTTATGGATTCTGGTTGGGTTTTAGGAATGGAAGTTCTTGATACCGCAACTGACGGAGAATTCACAGATAGTGCAGCGTTTTTTGTATCAAAAAACTTTTAATCATCACTAATGGCAATTCAACAAACATTGAAGGGCTGGAAAATTAAAAATACTCCTGGAACTTCTAAAACTAAGAAAGCAGCGAAGCAAAGACTACGTGCTATCAAGTGGAAGAAGAAAGGGAAAGGTCGCGAATAAGCGATTTAGGAGAAACACATGTCATTAAGACTATTAGGAGCACAGGCAGCCTGTGTCACATCAGGGGGATCAACCTTTGAAAATGCACCAGAAGTTAGACTATTTAACCCAAGTGCAGCCGAAGTATTAGTAACAGTTACTAACGCAGCAGGAGCATCTATTGGAACTTTTTCATTAGAAGCAGGGGCAGTAGAAGTAATATCTAAGTATCCAGATGACAAAGTACTTGCCGCATCAGTGGTAGTACTCGGTACACCTGTTACAACTAGACGATAACAATAAACGGAGAAGATATGAAAGCAGTGGACGGAAGGACACTATGGTTACAAGAAAGCTTAGTTAATGCAAGCGCCTTTACAGGGGCTATTAACAGAGTTGAAACCAAAAGAGAACTGTCTCGTAAAGAGTCGGACATGAAAAATGTAGCTCTTGCTTTCATGTACCTCTATAACATAATAGAGGACAAAGGTCTGTTAGACGACGTAGAATCCTTTTTTCAAGAAGAAACGATTCACTAATGACCCTAGAAATATCAAGAACAGACATCCAGGCTGATGAACTAATGGAATATCAGTCAGAGAACAGATTTATAAAACTCCCAATAGAAGGCTACATGGAACTTCTAGGTATAGAACCTAATTCCACTCAGAAAGCCATCATCAATTCAATTAACAACCCGAAGTATCGTTTTGTTACTGCAGCAGTTTCACGTAGACAAGGTAAAACATATATAGCAAATGTAATCGCTCAGCTACTATGTCTTGTCCCAGGCACCAATGTCTTATTGATGTCGCCTAACTACTCTTTATCCCAAATATCATTCGATCTTCAGAGAACCCTAATCAAACACTTTGACTTAGAAGTAATAAAAGATAATGCAAAAGATAAAGTTATTGAACTTTCAAACAATAGTACGATCCGTATGGGATCGGTTAATCAAGTGGATTCGGTCGTTGGTAGATCCTACGATCTTATCATCTTCGATGAGGCAGCGTTAGTAGACGGCAGAGATGCATTCAACGTCGCACTAAGACCTACACTAGATAAAGAGAACTCTAAAGCCATATTCATATCTACTCCTAGGGGTAGAAATAACTGGTTTGCAGAGTTTTGGCACAGAGGCTACTCAGGAGACTTCCCAGAGTGGGCAAGTGTCAGAGCCACCTATCATGAGAACCCCCGTATCTCCGATACTGATATATCAGAAGCAAGAAAAACTATGTCTGAATCAGAATTTAATCAAGAGTATATGGCTGACTTCAATGTATTTGAAGGTCAGATATGGGGCTTTAATATGGAGAAATGTCAACAAGATTTAGCAGAGCTAGACTTAACAGGCATGGACATATTCGCAGGAATGGACGTGGGTTACAAAGACCCTACAGCTTTCTGTGTGATAGCATTTGACTGGGATTCAAGAAAATATTATTTACTAGACGAGTACTTGAATGCCGAAAGAACTACAGAACAACATGCTGTAGAAATACAAAAACTAATACATAAGTACAATATAGATTATATTTATATAGATTCGGCAGCTCAGCAAACAAGGTTTGACCTTGCGCAAAACTACGATATCAGTACTATTAACGCGA